CCAATCTTTTGCATCCACTGCACAATCCATGAGCTATCTCCTATATTTGCTCTCGTGATGTCGTTGACCTGAAGTTGCTGGACAGCATCCCCGACGCCACGACCCCAAGCAGGCCGGCGCATACGAACCAGCTTGCCAGGTTTAGGATCTTTAAGATCGTTAATATTAACAAGGTAGGGATCAACAACAAGCATATCGTTGATAGCCTTCCGCACATTAGCGATGTGGGAGTTGAAGAGCCAGTCAAGTGTTCCTTGGAGTCCACTGAGTACCTCCACCCGCGAGAGCGGCAAAGCGCTATAGCCGTCAAAGTCCGGCGCACAGGCTACGATCGGGAAAAGATCATGGTCCAAGCCTAGCGGCTTTGCCTTGATAATCACGCTGTCGTTGGCCAGCGCGAACAGCCATTTTTCTGGATACTCCGAATCACCCAGTTCCCAATCTTTCGGGATGATCTTGATATACATGTAGACCACGTCGACCGGGTTCGTAGTGTTGTTGTCACTGCCAGTTCGAACGCCACTAGAACTCATTCCAGTTTTCTCGTACCGCCGTGACGAGTCGCCAGCAAAGATCGAGCTACGTTTGTTTTTCACCTGCCGCAAATACTTGACGTTGAAAATGTCCTCGTCAGTTTGCTCCTCTCGAAGCAGGTTCATCAAGTTGTCACGCGACACCCAGCCACAATACTCGCCCTTTTGGATCTCATGAACGGCCACGTTCGGATCAGGCAGATAAAGGTATGGGTCGATATTCTCCATGTTGTTGCCTTCATAGAGCAACGCTTCTTGAGTGACCTTTTCCGTGCCCTGATTCACAAAGCGTCCGAACAGGTTTTGAAACCCGTTCTGCTGGGCCATCGTCTTGAAGCCCCATCGCTCTTCCCATCCCGGCGCACCCACACCAACACCATAGGCTAGCGCGTCCCGGTACATAGTGTGAAGGCCCAGAGCGATTTTGCTTTTGTTACAATGAACCTCAATCACTTTCTCCAGCATCACAGCGCCGATTGTGTCCTCAGGCGACACGCCCTCGTAGCGGAAAATCGGCTCGGTTAAAAACGCGTTTACCAAATACGTCAGCACAGTCTCGTGGATTGCATAGGTGTAGGGGAAAATAATCGACACAGGCTTGCGTGAGTCGTTCGTTTTGACATCTTCCTCATCCTGATCGAGCGGGATGTAGGTAGTAAGCACTTCGTCAATCTGGTTCCACGAATCATAACGATTGCTTACCGCCGCGTTGGCCTCGTTGGCCCGCTGGATAATCTCGTCTCGCAGCTTGTCATGCAGCTTTGACCCGGGCTTGAGGTCCAACCCCTCAGGATAGTCATAGTCGTAGTTGACGTTGCTCAGGTCAACCGCTTGGCTATTCTGCGCTGTGCTACCATATAGTATTCTTGGCATTACTTTCCCCTGTGTTCAATTTTTGAACAAAGTGCTATTCTTTATCCCACTCGGGAATCAGGTGACCATCGTCGTCAGTCTTGTCCCATTCCTTCACTTTGTCGTCGGCCCGCTCAGCCACCACCATCCAGCTGATGCTATCATCACAATCGCTTTTAGCCTCGATCAAAAGCTCATTGCCAGAAATCGAACCACGAACTGGTGTCCACCCCGAGCCATTGGTTACGAAAACCTGAACATCCTGAGTCAACGCCACGAACGTCCCCTCGGTCATATTTGAAACTTCGTCGAGGTTAACTGTAGCAGTTTTGCCGTCCATCTCCACAACCCCTCGATAGATCAAGTCACACTTCGGACCCTCGATAAAAGAGTGATACAGGTCTTTTGTCTCATCGAGCGGGTGGGTTATCTTGAACGACCCGCTGCCTTTCGTCAACGCACCATAAACGGCCACAGCCCCGACATTCGAGATCGTCATGGCGTTGATAAGTGAAGGAGCTGCATCGGCCGTTGTGCTAGGAGCAGCTTTAAACTCATACCCACCTGACACAAGATTCATAAGCGCGACTTCGGCAGTGTTGATTGCTTTCCAAGCTCCTGATGCATCGAGATAAGCATTGGAGGCAAAGGTCATGTAGTTGGCCGTATTAGACTGAGCAAACGCCAGAGCTCCGCGTGGAAACGCCAGCTCACCAAATGCCCCAGAAGTATTGTTGATCGGGATTCGATGAACGGCAAGACCAGGGTCCTGCCCGAAAGTACAGTTATAGTAACGGTCAATTCCGGTTGACTCATACGCTGGCGTGACATTGTTCCAAGCGCAGCCGGAAAGCTTCAGTCCTGGACATGCCGTAAAAGTATTATCGCCCAACATAGTAGAGTTCGTAATCCGAACACCGCTAACCGTATCTAGCACCACAGGACCACCATAATACTGATGAATCGCCAGTCGACCATGGCAATAAGTGATCGCCGCGTCTACATAAATCCCAGCAGTATTTTGAGCCTCAAAAATGCAGTTGGTCCACTCGCCCAAATGGTTACGCCCGTAGGTGCTTGCAGTACCAGTTGCAATCTCCACATAGATCCCATACTCTCGATCGCTGAAGTCTTTGATGTTGTCAAGCTTCAAAGAGTCATAACCACAATTAGCCGTAGGCACAGCATATATCACAGCGGTTCCACGAGTAGTAGCTCCGCCATCGTCAAACCCGTGGCTGGGAGTTTCGCCCTGAACATTGCTAATCGTGGCTTCGATGAAGTTCACCAGATCAATACAAACATTCACAGAGGTAAACCCGACATTATCAATAAAGGTTCCGTAGGCATAGTTACCCGCGTAACTGGTCGGGCGTCCGAGTGTGATCCCTCGATCGAGATTCCGAAAAGTACAATTCTCAACAAACCCAAACATTACATAGCCAATTCGGACGCCATGTTGACCGAGAGTTTGTGTCGCCGTGGTGAAGTCCAGATTCCGAACCCCACTACGAAACCCAATACCGCCGACAGACTGGAAGTCGATCAGGTAACCAGCAAAATCATCTCCGACAATTGAAGATCCTGAATCAAGCACACCACCCCAGCTTTCGCCCTCAAACACAATAGGCACAGTGTTGGTTGTGGTATTTATGCTGATTGCCGAGCTGATCAAGTACTCACCAATCGGGAAGTGGATAACACCACCAACCGTCAGCATAGAGTCAACAACAGCCTGAATAGCGTCAGTGTCATCGGTTACACCATCACCCACAGCACCCCAGTACTGGGGATAAAGCTTGCTTCGAGCAGCTTTGGTAAGCGTGACGGCGCCTGTTCCGGTTTGATTGAAGATCTGGACCGGCGGAGCATCAATTTTTCCAGCGATAGCCAACGTTGCTCCAGTCGGAATGGTCAACACACTTCCGGCAGTAAACTTCACAGTTGTGGTAGCTGGGATTGTCGTCGTGCCAGCAGCGCACGTTTCATCCCTGGAAATCAACAACGTCGTAGGTGTGGCCCCGATGTCGGCAATTGCTGCGGCCAACGTCGCGTAGGCCCGCAAGTCAGTAACTACCGAACCTGGCTCAGTTACAACAATCTCAGGTACATATTGTGATCTACTCATTTTGTTTCTCCTTTGCTAAGTCGCAAAACTTCTTGATATTTCTCGCCATGTGGAGCCATCCCAGACACACGTTAGAGTATCACCGGTGATCATATCAAAACTGGTATCTCCAGCTAATGTTATGTTCCCAGTTTCATTTACGATTGCAGAATCGCTAGTTGCCACCACAATAGTTAGGCCGTTAACTCTGGCAGGAATAGTTGTCAATGTAGCCGCACCAAGTGTCTGCATCGCTACAATAGAGTGAACATGAAGTAAGTCAGCGTTCGAGCCATCGGTCAGAGTATCTAGCTCCGCACCTGTCCCACTTGTATCGGAGTGGCTTGCTACCGTGTGAGACTCCGCATGCCGGGCCGCTGTGTTTTCAGATATCCCATCGTGGTCATGCAAGACAGTGTCACCACCACCAGTTAGCTCGTTCAATTCGGCCCCTGTAGCCGTTGTGTCGCTATGAGACGCCACAGTATGAGCTTCATTATGATGGTCG